ATCCAAATCAAGATATTCAGTTGGTTGAAAATTAATGTGTCTTTTTATAGTACCTTCTATAGTAATCCAATCACCTTCTGTAAGTTCTCTTACATACTGATTATTTTCGTCATAAACACTAAGCACATTTGAAGATGCTGTCCAACTTGTAGTAGACCAATTAATTCTTGCACCATCTTCAGTATGAAACTTAAATTTATCTTGCATTTGGTGGTAGCCAAAAGGTGACTCAGAAGAATTCATTGAAACAAATTGTACTCTGACTCTTACCTTTTTATCACCTACATTACCAAAATGCTTGTTAGCGTTCTTGATGATTTCTACAAAGCCTAATTTTTTACAGTATTCTGACATAGCTTCGTGCACAGGACTTTTGAACTCTTGTAAGTTGCACCAATAATTAATATCGCTTTGACTTAAATCTTTTAGTTCGTAGTATTGAGGAACACCAAACTTATCTGTGTATTTACCAAATGGATTGTAAATACCTTCTTCAAGCATTAGCAAAGAACGCTTAATCCATTTGTCAATGTTGGCTTGTTTTTTAGCTTCAGCATCAGCAATTATTTGCTCTTGATTTCTATGAATTATTTCGTCAAGAGTATATTCTGTAATACCAGCATCCAATTCTTCTTCAATTTTTTCATCGCACCAATCAGTTCTCTCTTTAATAATATCTTTTGCTTTTTGTACTGCTTCTTGAGGATCAGTAGATAGATTGGTAATAAAACCATCTCTTTTAATTCCTTTAAACCACAAGGTGTACATCTTATTTAATTCACCTGTGCTTATGTAGTAATTAGGTCTGTGATTAGTCATAATTTTCTCCTTAGTTGTTAATTACAACTATTATATTAATGATTTTTACAACTATTGCAACAAAGACTTAATCTTTTTTTGGTAATTCTTTGATGCTAAATCTTCTTGAAGTATAGGCTTCTTTTGCAGGCACTACCTTCTCAGGTTGTGCTTTGTAATTAATTGTCTGCCACACGACCTTATGGCTTTCAGAATAGCCTTCCTTAGCGTCTTTCATAGACATCATGATGCTTTTCTTAGCTTCTTCGATATTGTCCTTTAGGTTCTTTATCTGTGCTTCCCAAGCCACAATGTTATCTATCTGTACTTGGTCTTGCTTGGTTAGTTCTGTCGATTCGCCATTGTCTTGCGGTGTGATATAACCAGCTTCCTTTGTATCAAAAGGATCATACCAATCACAATTAGCAATCCTGTTGTTAAAGTCTATAACCTTTGGCTCAAGCACATCTTTTTCCCATTGTTCATTACGCTGATAGAAATACATTCTTAAATCAGAACCATTCAAAACACACACTACTGCCCAAGAATATTCGGTAATAGCCATTAAAGCCTTGACCTGTATAACACCGCGATAGGTTGGTAGGCTTTCGCTTAATGGTGCATTGGTAATTTTTATTTCCATAATACCTTTACCATTCAGCTTAATGCCTTCACCATCTTCAAGTTCAGGACAATAAAAACCTTTCTCTACATCTTTGGTAATAAATAGATTGTCTGCTACACCAATAGCATCTATCGAGCCATTTAAGGTGATTCTTTTGTGCCTAACTGCTTCAGTAATAACTAATTCTGCATCTAACAAGCCAATCCTTTTACAAGCCAATTCTGCCACAGGTTTTTCTAAGACATTACCTACTTCCATATAATTATTGGTAGGTATAGATATATCTTCACCATTCATGGCTTTATGACAATTCTCTAACACTTGATTTCTAGTTTGATAAGGATTTTGTCCTATAATAATAGGCTCTAAAATACTAGCGGATGGCTCATAATTTACAGTAAGTTTTCCAACAGCTTCAGGTGTATGGTCAATCTTTTTTGTTTTCATCTTCTTCTCCTTGTTTATTTTGTTTGTACATTTTCATCAATGCTTGATAAAACTTCTTCTCTCCTTGTTTTTTCTTCGGTGTCTTGTATTGATAAGGATTCTTTTTTTTCATGCTTAATGATAAATTCTTTCATGTCAATCATCCACAGTTTTAAGGCAGTCGCTTGTTTGGTATGAAATTCAGAATTACCAAAATCTAATCTTGCTTGAGCGTTATGATAATCTATCACTTTCAATATAGTGCCTATAGCATCCTGATATGGTTGCCTTACCGCAGAACTAAAAGTTCTTTTAACTTTGCTCATAATGCTGCCAAACTTGATCTGATATCTCATCAACTGAATCTCTGCATTGTATTGGTTCTTCTCTACCAACGACATAAACACAGGTAATACCATGTTCTTTAAAGACACATCTAAAATCATCAAAGTCGATATAAACAGAATCATGCGACATATTGAGTCGCAGTCTTAATTTCTTTTTCATCGTTCTAATAAATTCTTAACTTGTGATGGATGCCAGATATCCTTGCCATACCTAGTTTTGATTTCTTTATCCGATAAAGCATCAGCAATACCTTGTAAGGTTTTTACACCTGATGCTTGTATCTCCTTGATAATTGGCATGACATCTTTTTTATACGCTTGATATTTTTCTGTCCTTGCCTTGCTCATGGCTTCCCATGAGTTTTTCATTTTATGATTTTCTTTCATTGTTCTCCTTCCGGTAGTTGATGAAACTTCATCCAAATCCATTTTTCTAATACTTCTCCTGTATATCCCAATGCTTCACCTTCGGCTTTGAGCCTATCGAGTATCTCGTCATTCACTGGGTGGCTCATATTAAATAAGGTGGACTCATTATATTTGTATAATTTAATTCCACACCATTTGATTCATTTTTTGTAGACCTCATTAGATGCCAATATAAATTGTATTGACTCCAATAAGATTTATGTTTTTTATTATTTGTTTGTACAAAAAAAATCCATCCATCTTGATTTTCAAAATAACCTCTGCTTATTGGCTTGGGAAATTTATTTTCTCTGACCAACCTATAAAACTTTGACTTGCTTACTTTTTCGCAAAAATAAAACCTTAATATATAGTCTATATCTACTAATCTATCATTTTTCAAATAGCTAATTTCTTTCTTTTTCACGTTTTTCTCCTATACCAAATAAATTTCTAAGTTCCAAACAAAAGCCAAGATGATGCCAAGTAGCAATAAGATGATTAGGTCTTTAGGTTCACGCATCTAACTCTCCTGAGTTGTGTAATTGTAAAATATATTTTGCCCTTGCAACAGGATCGGTAATGTACAGCAAAGATACCAATACATTACCTTCATAACCTTCTATGCAATTGTCTTGTACTTTGTATTTCATTGACAAGCTTGTATCAGTTCCCATTCATCCCAAGATACAATCTTAGGATGCAAATGTTCATGTTCTTGTTTTTTTCTTTCCAACAATGATCTATTGTTGGACTTAACGTGCAAGACATATTTGTTGGTGTCTTGCCATTTAACTATTAGTGCTTTCATTGTTCTGTCCTTTGTAAATATTCTGTTTTGCTGATTAAACCTGACTCTAAAAGTCTGTCAGCAAATTTTTTACTTTGAATATATTCTTGTTCTTTTTCTTCAATAAAACTTAGTGCATCTGATTTAAATTGAAATGATTTCAAAAATTTATATTCTGACTCTAATGTATATATCTCACTATATAAAACGTGCCACTTTGCTTTATAGAATAGAGATGGCTTTGTTAATAAATACACGCCTGAACGACCTTCATATATTTGTCCTATATTTTTCATTATTTTCTCCTTATTTGCTGTTTAAAAATTCAACTAATTTACTAGGATATTTATTCCTAGCAAGACTTGTACCACCACCACTTATTTCAGGGCTAACTAAAAAAGTGTTAGTAATAGAACAATGTTCCATTAATTTATTATCAACTAAACTATGAAGATGATTTAAAAATTCTTCTCTGTTTTCTTTTTTAATTGATGTACTTTTAAGCATAATCTCAGAAGTTATGCCTTTAGGAAACTGACGATAAGTAGCTACTAACTCACCATTTTCATTGATAATCAGTCTATTAGCGTTGCCTTGTATTGTGTATTTCATAATTTTCTCCTTAATCACAAGTTCTATTTAAAACTATTATCAAAAAAAATACAACAATTATTTTAAATTTATTTTATAAACAATAGTTGTAATTATCTGTGCATTTGCTATATTTACAAAATAATTTTAATTAACAAGGAGAAAATTATGAAAAAAATACACTTAAATTTAACTGAAGATGAATTGCTAGTATTGCAAAATCTTTTAGAACTACATAGCCCACGTTCTTTACACAATGATTATTTGTTAGCCAAAATAATTTTTGCTACAAATAGCATTAGCGGTACATTGAATGATGGCGATACTGTAGAGAGTATATTGCAAAGTTTTAGTTGCTAAGTAGCTAATCATAACTTTAGAAAAAGCCACCTAACTAGGTGGCTTTTTTTTACATTTATTATTGACAAAAAAATAACTAATAGTTTATGGTGTCACTTCATGGAGAAAACTCAATGACAGAACAGCAAAAAAATGGACACTATCGTTTAGAAGATGATGTTCATTTTCAGGACTTCTGTACTAACATTTGGCTTCGTTATCTTACAGAGAAATCTGTTAAGGAAGAAGTAGCGTTAGAACTAGAACCTTTTGTTGAACTGAACATGGAGTTTCTAAAACATTGTTATTTAAAATTAATTAAAGGAGATATTACACATGACAGATAATCCATTTGTTTTTGATTCAGAAGATACGCCATATTTAAAACATCACTTTCAAGAGAAGTGTTGGTATCGTGGTAAAGAAAGAATAGATGCAAACTATTTTATGATTGATCCAGCAACAATATTGTTAGGATATGGGCGATATGAAACAGGAAGTGGCTATGACTATGTATGGCAGAAAGATTTATTCACACCTGTAGATAGACCAAGTGATGAATATAAAAAAGCCTTTTCGGTTTGGGTATTACCAAAATATGTAGAAGGTTCTAATAATATAGAACATCCTGTTTCTTTATGGCAAAGACATTCATTCGGTGAATACAAAGGTTTTCAAGAAATGGGTGCAAGTTTCTACG